TGTTGTTTTTATGCAACACTGTTTGATCTTGTTGTTTTTTACTGTTCATGCTGTTATTATAGCAAAATGACTATTTGGTGTCAATCTGCTAGCGACTGGGCACGATGTTTAGTGTGGCGTCGATACAACACACGATTTTGCTCAGTTTGTGGGCGAAAAGGCAAGTCGCGATCAAACAACACACGATGTGCTCTGGGTTGTGGATTACTGGTACGTTTAGGTGTTTTCATCATTCTGTAATTATACAAAAAACATCATTTTAGGTCAAGCCCATAAAAAAACCCTACAACTTGTAGGGTTTTAAGTAAAAAGTATTAATTTTTATGCCTGGACGCAATTCCCTAAACCTACATTTAAATTATAAGAAATTGTGCTACCACTTTCAACAATCCAAGTCCAACAACCTTCTGATTTAGGTCTTGGAGGAACCTGTTGTATTCCGTTGACCATAACACTACTACGTGGGTCTGGTGTCCCTTCTGAATTAGCAGGTTCACCGTGATAACATCTTACATATGTGTCAGCAGTACCTGTAACATCGCTCATGCCTTTTAGTTCAATGGCAGTAGCAGGTACAGTTTGTCCTTCGGGGCAATTAGGCGATCCTATCAGCCAGGTTCCGTTGCCGTTGTCTGACACAGTAACAGTAACATTTGCTATTCCTGTACCAGACAACATCATAAATGGCATAATGTTGCCTGATGTCACTGAGCCAACTGTTAGAGTATTTCCTGTGATACTTGAGTTATCAAGAGTGGCAGTTGTTTTCACATGCTCAAGCATATAATTACACTTGATTACTGTCATAGCAACACCATCGCCATTGCTGACTTCTATTGACATAGGATAAGAACCAGCGAAATCTGTAGGAAATAGTGGACTATTTGGAATGGTGAACAAAACTGGAGCATTAGCTGTTTCATCTGGAGTCAGTGGCCCTAAAGGGCCACTCACTGTGGCCACTTCTCCAGAAAACACAGTGGTGCCATTTATAATAGCGTTCAATGAAACATTACTGTTTCCAAATGCATATCCATAAAATTGTAAAGTTCTGTTTTGTACTGTTGCCATGTATGTGTTCTCCTACTATTATTTATCACTAGTTACTTGATATGGTAGTATCTGCTGACAATATTCAGTTAATATTCGTTCATGATGCCATTCATTGGCTTGCGGAGAATTAGCAAAATTTTCAAAACACGGTGTACCTAGAGTATAGTGCAAAAGTTTTGCCTCTAGATTAGCACCATATTCATCTGGTAACCAGTTCCATTCTTTGGGTAATTCTCCTATCTTGTTGTCGTTCAGCCAAGAAAATCTATGCAAATACGATCCAGTGGAGTTTTGTATCAAATCAGGTGTGAGAATACTGTTGTCTGGGTGTTGGCAATTCCACAACACCACACTGGACCAATTTTTCCGTGGATAGTTTTCGTTTGGATATCCAAGATATTTCACAGGCTTTGACGTTTTATAATCATGTTTTACCACTACTACTGCCTGGTGATTATTTTGAAAATTACAAATTTCAGTGATGTCTGACCTTACAATCATGTCTCCATCAATAAAAATTGCCCATCCTTGATATTCCATAAGATATGGTACAAGAAATCTAGTGTATATAAAATCATTACTACTGTCAGCATGTGTTTCCTTGTATTCTGAAAACAAATTTAATGCCAACGGAATTATTGCCACTGGATTACTAGCGTGTCTCACAATGCTGTTAACGCAAGTGTGATAAGCAATAGCTTCTCGTGGATCATACCCAATGAAAATTGGTATCGGCTTCATGTGTACTAGAGTTTTTCCATCCAGGTTACACTGCGATCCAACCACGGAACAACTAAATCTTGTTGGCGCAGATACCCGTGTGCATTGATACTTTTACACGCACTTTCTGGCAACAAATTTTGTTCGGCTAAATCATACCAGGTGGTAGAGTTAAAATCCAACGGCCCTTGCATACCTTTGTAAACTACCACATTTATACAAGGATCTTCTACTGTTTCTTGAAAAAATCCTCCCACACAATCCCATCCGGTAACTGCCAACATATGCATAAGACTAATCATGGTATGATGATAATAGCATGAATTGTACTGATGGAATGCCAATTTTCCACGATGCACAATAATTGTTTTTGGTACTGAAAGAATCAACATGCCATTATCATTGGTGATATTTCTCCATTTTATCAGTGTATTCAATGGGTCCAAGCAGTACTGAAAAGCATCATGACACCAAAGTACGTCATATTTGTTGTTTTGTAAAGAGGCAGTATCTTCAAAATTCATGCGTTGATAAGTAGCATTAGGATATTTTTTAATTATATCACACGTTTCAAATTGATCTACACCTGTGCATCGTATATTCAATGGTTTTGGAGTGTCGTCTCTGGTGGTCAGACTAGCCCACCATTCTAAGTCGATCCCACTACCACATCCTAAATCTACCAGTGTGCCAATGCTTTCCATAAACTCGTCGTACTCGCGCAAGGTATTTAAAATAGATAAACTGTGGGCATGACTTAATTTTGACGTTGCAAACGTGTTCATATTTGTATATCCTCCATACCAGCAGTACGTAATCTTACTATGTGTCCCATTTGCCACTGTTTGGTGTCAAGACCTTTCATAATTCCCAGCCAGCGATTGCGTAACAATGCAACTTCATTGATAATAGTTTCAAAATCAATTACTTCGTCTTCACCGTCGACATATTTTTCAGCGTCTCGGCTGGTCAATGCTCTGGCATATCCTTCTAGATACTTTTGAAAATGTCGACGGCGTATTTTTCGCAATTGAATATTCAGATAATTTAATACTGCTTCAATTTCTTGTAGTTGGTTAAATCGTTGTTCAGTAATGCCGGGCAATGCAGATATATTTTTTTCAACTACACCTCCAATACGACAGTCACGTTTAGCTATCTCAAGCTCTTGTTCATAGTGTGCAATAAAGTCAGGTATTGCTCCAAGATCTGATACCACACGACTGTACCACATTAGTCTTCCCAATCATGATCGTCATCAGTTTCATCTTCTTCTTCGTCTTCTTCTTCGTAATCTTTATCATTGTCAAGATACACAGTCAATGCTCGTTTGATGTCAGCGTCGCCCTTAAAGGCAGTTCGAATATCATCTACATCACTGTCGTGATCAATTAAAATTGATACAATAGTTTCTGCGGCATCTGCTCTGTCCACAGTGTTAACATATCGTTTGAGTTCGCTCCAAAGTTCATTGGCTATGGTTTCAATCATGTCTATCTCCTCTATGGGTAGTTATTTGTTTTATAAAATTGTTAAATTTTTTCATTATCAATAGTCAAAAGTTTTTGCTGTTAATTTAAGTTGATTTAATTTGGATTGTATAAGTGTATCTGTATTGTTGATAGAACCTTGTATCCATCTTTTACTTCTCCTAAATTTTTGAAATGCTATCCAAAAAGAATTTTTCCATTCAAATACAATAGAACTATTGCACCAAAATCCAGGCCTGGCTTCCGGCATTAGTGCCCCTTGCTCATAGTACTGCGATTGTTGATAAAAATATTCTGGCTCCTTAAGTAATTCTACAGACTCTATCTTTACCGATGTTAGGTGTATTTTTTTATCAGCAAGGATGTTACCGTGCTTGTCTACTAACGTATCCATTGGTGCTTTGTTGGTCAACCCAAACTCCAAACGATTAGAGTTTTCGTGATCGTATGGTACATCAAATTCTAACTTGTGATGCCCACTTGGTAACAATTGTTTATAAATTTCTTTATTGTTATAGTTAACTACAAATTCAGCATCGCCATTGCATGAAAAACTATCTAGTTCAATGACAATTTTGGTTCCAGGAAATAGTTTTTTAATTTTGTTGTTTAGAAATTCTGAGATATTATCTAGTACTGCAATACTTGGACAAACAAAATAATTATCAAAATCTAAATTTTCATCGTAAAATTTTTTCCATTTGTCCTTGCTGTCTTTGAGAGTATTGACAGAATTGTTAATTGTGGCATAACTGTCGTCGTTGGGGACACCATAGTCTAAGCACATTTGATACATGATTAGCAGTCGGGCTAACCGAGCTTTGATTGTTAGACTGGGATTTTTTTTGGTGTACCATTGAGTAGTAAAATTTTCCTCCGCAGCATGTATTCCGTTATATTCGTAATCGGTAGCCGCCGGAGTATCTTGAAGCACATTGAAAATGGTCAATCTTACCGTGGTGATTGTATTGTCTGCATAGTAAGGTCCCAGTTTTAATAACATTTCTAAATGTTCTTCAAAGTCTGAAAATCGTTCACTCCAGTGTCCAACAATATTGTTAATATTGGATTGAATTCCGTTGTTGTGCATGTGCTTGAGTTCATAATAAAGACCTTCAACTGTGGTTTTTTTATTCATGGATTTCAATACATGATTACTGCCAGACTCTGCACCAATGGTCACATGCCTACAGCCAGACTTGGCTGCCATTTTAAAAAAATCAGGTTTGAGAATGCCAGGAGGTCTGGCAATCCAATTGCCACTCCAAGAAATACGTTGATCCACTGGACGTGTTTCGTTATAAAGTGCAAGAGCGTTGCATGTTTCCTTTAGTGACTTTAAATTACCATTGGCAATAGAATCTGTAAAGGCAAATTCATAAATTTGATATCGTTCTGCCAGATATATCATTTCGCTGGCCAATTTAGCACCTGACTTGAATGAAAATCTTTTAAATTGTGCACCTACATCACAAAAATCGCAACTGCGCACACAACCTTTACTGCTTATCACAGACAATTGAGGCCGCCCCATTATGCCTTTGTATAGATCAAAATTTACATCATCGTAGTTGCTGAATGGATAATCTAAATTTTTGCTACTGGCAGTGAGGTGTGTTAGTTTGGAATCTGTATGATCATTAGCAAGTAAATCAATTATGGCGTCCTCGGCATCTCCAATGATTAGATGATCTGCCATTTTCCGTTTAACTACAATATCACTGAAATTAATTAACTTTTCTGCCGAAGTAAGGTAATGATCAACACTGTAGTGATGTCGAGTGGCCAGTCCACGCCCACCTAATACAATTTTAACATCAGGTAGCTCTTTTCGTATTCTAAGCATTAATTCCCAGGCTGCTCTCTGACGATACACCGAAAATACACTTAGCCCTAGGTATCTAAATTTATCTGACTCGTTTTTAATATTTTTTATTATAAAATCATAAAATTCGTCAATTAAATTTTGATGTTGGAATTCTGGATTATAAGAAGATAAAAAATATTCTTGAAGCGAATCAAAAAGAAATGAATCAGATTTGCAAATAGTATGTAGCAAATTTGTATTGAAATCGTGAGTTTTAATTGAATAACCAAATTCTTGAGCAATGCCTTTGAGTACCGCAGGTCCACATTCCGCTAGCTCTACGTCAGACCACGGAATACTCAACAAAAGCATGTCATAATTATCAGTCATCTTTTTCTAAATCAGTTTCCACATATTCTTCTTTGATGTTGCCAAAATCTTTCATTACAGCGTCGAGACACCCATCGTCGTTACGTTCCCAACCTTTGCGAAACTTTTTAATAATTTCGCCATCACTGGTAGTAAACACAAGACTGTTGCCTTCTTTTTTAAGCATGCCTTTTTTCTCAATCAAGTCAGTGAGTCCACTGTAGGGACTCATGCCTGTTTCATAAGGAATTTTAACCTGCACACCTTCAAACGGTTTTGCATAGCGTGTTTTCATTACCTTACAGGCTGCACGAATACCCATGACATCTGAAATTTTGTTGCCATCTTCGTCTTCTTTGAGTTTGAGTTTTTTCATGGCAACAACAATACTTGATGCATAGATAAATCCTTGACCGCCTGATATTTTGTCATCTGGATCAAACATGTCTTGACTGGCATACGTATGATTGGTACATACTAGGCCTACATTATAACTGCCAAACATATTTACACAATTGCGAACAAGTGCAGTAAGTGCCTTGGGTTTTCGGCCTAGATCACCTTTCATTTCACCAGCATCAAATTGATTGACATCTGTGGGTGTTAGCAACATACCTAAACTATCAATCACAAACATGACTTTGGGTCGTTCGCCGTCGGGCAAGGCCTTGTAATCACTCATGAATGTTGATATCGTTTTTGCAACATCGTCAATCATGGCCATACTTAATTTGAGTAATTTTGATTCGCTAGTGTCTACTCCTAATGCTTTGAGCCAGTCTTCGTCTAATGCATTTTCACTATCAATCAGTACTACAAAAATTCCTTGCTCTTGTGCATTTTTAATAATGTTCCCGCTACAGATGTAACTTTTACCTGCTCCAGAATCACCAGCAAATACAGTAACTTTACCCAGTGGAATACCTCGAGTGAAATCGCCGCTTATTAGATAATTAAGTGCATAGTTTCCGGTAGAAATCCAGTCTGTTGGGTCATTGAATCCAATGCTGAGTCCGTCGATGCTTTTGGTTATGTCCTTGCGGAACTTTGATACGTCAAATGGTTTGCCCATGTTTAAGCCTTTTTAAAGAATTTATTAATGATAGATTGTTATTTACAAAATACTCTTCGGTGTTCCAATGTAATAGTTGAGGATTGATGTTTGACATATCACAAACTTTTGCAATGGTTATTGCTTTTTCCCAAAACTCTAAATTGATGTTAACAAACTTGTTTTCTAAACAATTTGCAACAATTGATTTAATTGTGATTAACCAATCAAAGTATTGTGCATTTTTTTGTAACATAATTTTATAAAAATTATTACTTTTTGTCAAATCCCAATGCCATCCTTGTTGTTCAGTCATGCACTGCAACTTGTTTGTATTTCCTGACAGATATTCGCCTAGCACAATTTCAGACATGGTGTGGGCACTGTTCATTTTGTTGTTCTGAAACATAGTCCAATATTTCATTGTTAAATTTTCCAACCATGATGACCCAACTGCATCGGTAAATCCAAACTCAGAAAAATTACCAACGTTTGGTAATTTTTTCCAATATTTTGAATAAGACATTTTTAATCTTAATAACTCATCCCAGTCTTTACACAATATTTTCATAACAATTTTAACATCAGATCTTGGGTATTCGTCACAGTGCCAAGAAATTAAATTTGTTTTATTGTGATTATTAATCGCATGAGCATTACCTTCGAGAGAAAATAATATATCTGGGTCAATAATTAGTTTGGAACAAGAATACAAAGCATGAGCAAGAATAGTATTGCCCATGCTTCCAGGTCTGTAATCAATACAATAAAAAATCAATTTATTGTTTTTGTCTAGCCCGTATCATAGCCAAAATATCTTCAGCTTTTTGTGCAGGTTTAGCTGATGCCACTGGTGCTGCTGCTACAGGTGTATCATCATCAAATGTTGAAGCTACAGGTGCGACTGCTCCTGCTGGTGCTATTACCAAAGACTCATCTGACTCCACCAATGTTGTTTCTGGTGCCTGTACTCCAGAAGGACGGAAATATTGACTCCACCGTTCAACATCGTAGGCCTGGCCATCCACTGATGCTTCAAACATTTCTTTGATCACTTTGAGATCAGTTTCTGTGGGTTTTTTTGGCAAAAATGCTGAAAGATCATACAAGCCATATTTTTCAATTGCTGATTGTTCTGCTTCTGTGAGTGCGGTTTCTTTACGTGCCCATTTAGAACTGTTGTAATCAGCAAAGCCGCCTTTGGCAGTTTTGGTAATACGGAAGTCTAGACCTTTCATGTAGTCTGTAGGTAATTCTTCCAACTCTGGATCCATCAGCGCACCCTTGATTAGTGTAAAAATTTGTGGGCCGATAATAAATCTACGAACGGGATTAGCCGGTGTTCTATCTTCGGAGATCGGGTTTTCACGCACAAAGCCTTGAAAAATATAACTGCGTTTTTTCCAGTATTTACGACCCATGTCTTCAAGACTTTTGTCTTTGAACCATGTGCGAACTTCTGCAAGCACTGGGCACGGATCACCCCACATCTCCACACAAGGAACCGGAACAAATACTTGTTTTGATTCCATTTCTCCTTTGATGCCGTTGAATGGCAGTCGAATCATTGCTCGTTCGGCCCAGAAGAATGTGTTTTTTGTGTTTGCGTCTGGAAGGAAGCGTAAGGTAGCTGATTGCCCTTCTTCCATGTTCCAGTGTGGGTAAATTGAATTGTCTCCCCCACCTTGCTGTTGTGAACCTTTGTTTTCGCTTGCTGCCAGTCTTGCTCTAATTTCTGCTAATGATGCCATATTATGTTGCCTTTCTTAAGTTTTAATATGTTGCCTATCAATGATAGTATTTTTGTTGCCTGTGATACCAACGAAAAAGCGTATACACATGTTAGTAGTATATACGCTTTGTTTGTCAGCGTCAATGATATTTATGACGCAGTTGTTCTAATTAGATTTATTTGATCATAAATCCAGCCAATTGTTGCATACGCACCAGCCCAAGGTCAGGTAGTTCAACGTTTTCTAGAGTAGGTACGACTGACGGAACTGCTGATTGAATGGGCGCACCCCAACATTCTTGAATACCATGTACAGGACACATTTGGCCAGCCTCACTCATATTGCACGTGCCGTCATCTTGCAATAGGCTATTGCTCATACCGCCATCCACACTATGAACACTGTCGTCTTCCATGGCAGCTGGAATTGGGTTGAGCCCATATCCTTCTTCGGTCGCATAGTCTACAGGAGTTTCTTCCATGTCCATTGGCACCATAGCTTCGTCGATGCCTATATCTTTAGCAAAACGATCTCCAATCCACTCATAAGGATCTCCGTCGCGGCCTTTTTTTGTACCATACGGCATGTCATCAAAATAGTAATCATACAACACATCATATAGTGCATCGGTCATTTCGCCAGTGGCTTCAAAATCTTTGACATCACGTTTATAGATATTTAAAATATGTTGGAATGTGTTGCCATTTTCATCCAGTGTAACATTCTCTTTGAGTCCGGCGGCACGACGAATTGATTCTAAAATGTCTTCTTCCACTGGTTTCAAGTCAGTCTGATCTGGTTCGCCTGGTGCAGAATTTTTATACTCGTCAATTTCTTGATCAGTTTCGCCTTGCTCAACATCTGCAGGATTGGTCGCATCAGGAGGATTCATTGCGTAATCAGCATCCACATCCAGGCGATTTACAACCTCTGCCACATCAGGATGATCACTCAACTCTTGCATACGCAAGAATACCAATTCACGGCAATCAACGTTGGCATCACGATCAGCAAGGTTATGCAATTGATCAAACAACACATCATCGCCCAGCAGGTCATACAGTTCTTCCGTGGCATTGGTAGCATCAGCACCCACTGGTAGTTCTGATTGCATGAGTTCGATCAGTCTGTCTTGTTTTTCTGGAGTGTCGGGCACTGACCAAGTTCCTTCTACCAGGCGGTTGGCCCAGGCTTCAAATATGTTGGCTTCTTTCATAGCTTGTCCTTGTTGTTGTATACGGGCCAGCAAGGGTAGTGCTGCCTCAATTCTGGAATCTATACTTTGTGTCACAAATAGATTCTTCAGTCCTTCAATTACCACATCCTGCTCGGTTATTTCTGCAGGTTGCCAGCTTTCAAAATAGTTTGTGTAGCCTTGACTTGCGCCAAGTCCTTTGATCACTCGTTGTAAATTTTCGTAATAGGTGTTGGTTTCTTCGACCAGTTGTCCTGTGTCACCTTCAAATATCTGTCCGTGATTGGCTCTGCGAAAACGACTCAGCACATTGAGTTCTTCAACTATGCCTACAATGTGTTGACCACGTGGATCATAAGGCTTGCCGCCTTGCCGCACATGCTCTAGCATGGCGCGGCCACCTGACAGTTTGGTAAATGGCAATCGGAAACGTTCGCCATCGGCAGTTTCAATGTATAGACTTTCTACATAACGGAAACGTGCGTCATTTTCACCTAATGGGCGTTTGTGTTTGACCATGAGTCTTGCTTCAGTGGCAGGGCCTAGCCAGCTGGTAGTTCTATTGCCAGACCAGGATTCAAACAATCCTTCTTTGATTGCAGCCTGACCTTGCATGCTGTAACGCAATCGATTGATGTTCTTTATGCCAAAACTCATGTGATTTCTGATGCTGAAATCTTTGAGTTGTTCAAGGAAACTAAACCAGCTTTGCTTGTCCTCACCTTCCATGGTCTTGCCCACATTGTCTGCACAGAACACAGTGAGTTCGCCATCGTCTCCTAGCAGTATCACGATAGTACCGTAGTCTTTGCCAGACTCTGCACGAAACTCAAAACTAAACATTTCTGCTTGTTTGGGATCCGGAGCAGGTTTTCCACGGACATCCAGCATGTTGGGATCAAAGTCTCTGCTGGTCAAAAGATCAAAAAGTTTAAAAGCGGCGTTTTGCTGTGACATAGTAGTGTATTTAGTCGTTATCTACGTATACTGATAAAGGGCATGGGTGCAATAATAACATCTCCGTGATCACGCATTTGACTATCCATTTCTGTGTGATATGTTTGTAGCAGTTGCATCATGCGCACTGCCAACAACGAAGCCATGACCAAATCGTCAGTTTCTCCGGGTTTAGCGGCATAGCTTACTCCGTGTGCCACAAATGTTTTTAATTCTGAAATCAGCGGAATACTACGGATTTTCATTCGTCCAGATTCTATTAGTGTTTTAAACTTGTTACAAGCAGCCAATTTGAGCTTTTGTGTGGTGTTAAAGCCTTTACGATATCTACGCCCAGAGCTGCCACTGTTGGGATCACTCAAAAAATATCCTTCAATATTTTCTTCACCATACTCTGCAATGGATATCAGTGCAGCTTCGCCAATGGTGTTGTTTTCAATACTGTAATAGATTTTTTGTGGATCTTTTACAGTTTCATTTATATGCTTGCATATGTCAGTGAGAATTCTTATTTGTTCTGGTATGGGTGTTCTATTATGCCGCCATTCACCGATCTGCTCTGTGGTATTTGCTTCAAATATCTGTATGGCCGCAGGATCTCCCCCTGTGCCCAAACTAGGATCCAATGCAACTACGTACATACGGTCAGGTTTGGGTCGTTGATACCAACGCACCTGCCCTGTGCGATATGCAGGTTCGATACCGTATAATTCAATCAGCTTGGTAGGAGCTATCAAAGTCTCATCATTGATAATAAATTCGCAGTCCATTTCACGGCGAAAACGATCTTCACCCAATTGTGCTCGTTGTTCTTCAGCCCATTTTTGGTCACGGTCTGGGTGTTCGTGCCAGTAACTGCGATAGGCTTTGAATCCATTTACACCAACTATGGTAGGATTACCGTAGCTGTCCTCGCAACGATTGGCACCTTTCCACAGTAGTGCAAATTGATCCTCGTCTGAGTTAGGAGTACTTGTAATAATTGCTTTACCACCAGTGGCCAAAGTAGGTGATATGGATGTCCAAAATTCTTTGGCTATACCTGGTCGTACAAATGCAAACTCGTCTGCGTATAGTAGAGATATTGACATACCACGGCCGGTATTTTCTGTAGTAGTTGCACTTACTATACGAGATCCATTTTCAAAATCCAAGTTACCTTTGTTATAGCTGGTACATCCTGCACGAATATGATCTGGACACAATTCATATGCGTATCTTATGCGTTGCATAATTTCTTGTGATCCTGTGTACTTGTGAGCCGCAATCAGAATAGTTGAGTCCGGTACAAACATTGCGTACCATAACAAGTACCCTGCGGCCGATGTTGACTTGCCTGTTTGTCGAGGCATCATTGATATTGAAAATCTATGATTATGGTAAGTTTTGATCAGCCTTTTTTGATATTCAAACGGATGATACAACATTTTACCACGTGTTGGATGTTGTATGAAAAAATAATTGTCAAGAAAATACATAGGCCCTGTGTCAGGGTCTGCGCATTTTATAAATTCTTCTAACTGGTCTTCTGTAAAACTTTGACGTTTATGAGGGGCTTTGACTAAGACTGCTTCTGCTGCCATAATAGATCTCCAAATTCTGGCCAGAGTCTGGCAAAATCACCAGCATTATTAGTGTGATATTTATTTTCAATGGTATCAACAAACTTTTTCAAGTTATTTAAACTATGTTGATCAGCCTGATCCTTTGACTTATACGTGGTTAATGCTGAGTCGAACAAGGCTTTTTCTTGTGCATCAACTTCAAACATGTCATACATTTTTTGAATTTCTTGTGCAGCCAAGCTAGCTACTTCTTGTCCATAATTTCTAGGATCTAATTCAGCAGGAGTTCCTAGATTTTGCCATCTAATAACTAGCCCACGATCCTGTGCAAACTTTTTAAATTCGCATAGTCTAGTGGCATTATACAAATTGTATACTGCATGTATACCTCCCCAGTGTCCGTTGTTCTTCATTAAGAGTTGCACAAGATCAAGGTTATGTAACAGTTGATTCCAGTTTGCCCCGTTACGTACATATTCAAATCTGTCTTGAATGTTGTCAAAACTTATAGACCATCCCACACAAGATCTTTGACTGAGTTTTTTAAATATGCGATTATCTTCTAGTACATTGCTGAGATTGGTTATGATTGTGATTACGCAATCAGGCGGAATGACATCTAGCAATCTTTCATTTTCTGGTAGCAATAAAGGCTCACCGCCAACCAGTGCTACTTCTTTTACTTGATCATAGTGTTGTTTAATAAAATCACAAACATCTGTATAGTAATGTCTGGTGTCAGATGACACAGATATCTTTTGTAAGCTAGCCCATTTGGAACTATCTCTCGGTCCACAATAATTACAACTCAAATTACAAGTTGTATTCCATCTAACATCGATAATGGTTGGGAAATGATACTGTACTCCTGCTTGTGCATAATCAAAATCAGGATTGGCTGAATTGTGCCAAGAACGCTCACTGTCGCCTCCGTGACGTTCTCTGTCTATGCAATTTGAGCAATAGTTGTGTAACTGTCCTTGACTTATTGAATGTCGAATTTCTTGAAGTTTAGGACCATCAAGTATCTGATCAATTCTTTGATTGTTAAGATTACCCAGCATGTTAGGGTTGCCAGCACAACAAGTTTTAACATCGCCTCTGACATTAATGTGCAAGCCCCTCCAGGGAGCCGCACAATAAAAATTACTCATCAGTCGTCAGAAGCGCTGGCACCGCACTTGGTACGTTTGGCCTGCGTTAGCTTACCAAAATCCACTGGCCACTCTTTTCCTGGAGGTACTTCTTGTGCTCCTGGAGGAAATGCAAATTGTACTCCTGCAGCTTGCTCAATTTGTGCAATAGGCAAACGGAACTTGGTCAAGTCATTGCCCAAGTTAGGATATGGTGCAACATGAGGAAAGGCCCACCCTGCAATCTGTCCAGTTTGATTGTTGATCACAATTTTGTAAAAACCATGTGGCACAACAACACCTTTGCCAATGGTTTTGTCTTGTGCATTATACACACCACCTGCAATCACTGTGTAGCTGTTGTTGCCTTGTACTGCCCACCCACGCACTGAAGTTTCCAGTAGTTTCCAAATACCGCGATTGAGAGACCCTGCTTGTGGGCTCATGTTGGTCATTAGGAATGATTCGTACTCGACTTGTGGATCCCAGCTCAAGTCTCCGTCCGGAGCCATGTGTCCTTTATCGTATCCAGTGGCTGCATAGTCTTGTGGTGTAGCACCATTGGGCACTGATTGATCAGCAGCAAAAGCATTGGTCCTGGCCACACATCCTAATGCATTTTGTGGCAGCAGTTCATACATCACATATTTAGGTAGTTTGGCGGCAGCATCATAACCAACTAGATATGCTTGACGGCAAATAGGTTGTACTCCTGAAGTCTGAGGGAAACCATAAGGTGCATGCACTCGGCATGACTGCGGATCTTGGGGTGCACGTTGTGTCCAAGCAATGCTTGACAATGACATAACCGTCATTAAGACGGCAAATAAGATTTTTTTCATTTTAATTTCCTTTGTGAACAGATATTTATTCTACCGTATGCACGTTGTTTAAATTGCCAAAAGGTGGTTCGCCACGTGTGACATTTTGATATAGTGCGCGATTACTCAATATTTCTACCCAGGTATCTACTCCAGGTTTGTTTAATTTCCAAAAATCAAATGTCATATGACTACTGACAGGTCGGCAATACAGTGTACGCTCTTGTGGTATGACCATGAGTTGTGCAGTGGTGCGCATTTTTTTGCGATCAGTACTGGTACGCATCACATTGAGTTGCGGATTATCTACATAAATTTGACAGAGCCCATCAATCATTTGTTCTGGGTCTTGGGCTTGATCAACCACTGCTTGAGCCTGTACTAGTCTTGCTTCTGAGCTGATACGACTGAGTTCTTGATTTTCGTCGATGCCGCGTTGATAACCAGCCCAGGGCAACAATATCCCGTGATTGGTTCTTGCCACTGTTTCATTCTTTTGTATTCTTTTGAGTCTGTAGGTATAACGATCGTTGCGCTGACTGCTTTCTAGCAAAAAACAGTTATCTCTGTCAACAATGATACTGTTGCCACTCAGTTCATATTCAGCGGCAGCTCTGGCTGCATCAAATGCATTGTGTTTTTCCAGTGCACGTTTAATTCTAACACCGTCTGGTGATTTTTCTTTCACAGACTTAGTTATTTCTTTTTCGTCATTTTGTACCATAAGGCTGGCACTGAGTATGCCTACACCATTTGAATTGATACCTTCCATGTATTTGGTAACATCATCCTCAAACAGCAGTCGTTCTATTCCATTGGCATCTTCGACACGATTAAAACTAATTTCAGGTGTATAATTACGGTCGCGGTTTTTCACAGCTACCCAACCTGTGTCTTCAAAATATTTGGCAATCACAACACACATTATCTTGGGTATCCTTTGAATGGTCGAACTGGACTGGTTTGGTTCACTGTTACAGGTTCATGACTACGTGCGCTGCCTACTGCAACTTTTCCACCACCGTAGCCAGTCATGGCCAGTGCTCGATCTATAACACCTTCAATGGAATCGTTGGCTCCTACTATTACAGAATTTTCGCCAAATGCACTTTCACTGTCCCAGGCTGGAAAATGTTCTGTCCCTTCACTGGCATCCGCTCTAGCTCGTGCTATTGCTGTGCTCAATCTATAAGTTCGATAACTATCATTGTTACGAATACCTGGCAAATAAAAAGCATGAGCCAATGGATCTTTTGCACCAGCTGGCAAACGTTCACGAGTTTCACGAATAAATTCCTGCGCTCTCATTTAGGATATCCTTTGAATGCTCGGATTGGACTAGTCTTACCTACATCTGTTGCTTCTTGTGAACCCATGGTGCTGACCAGAGTACCTTTGACTCCTAGAGTTTTCGCAGTGGCATTTATAATCTCTTGATCAGCTTTTGTGTATGCTACTGTTACAAACTTTTGATTTGTTGGGCTTTCAGTATCCATACTAAATTCAGGCTCTCCGGCAGCTGCAACCATGAATCTCCACATTAGATAAGGATTTGAATTATCTAATGCATTGAATTTTTGCATGCCTGGCATGGCTCTGAGTTCATCTTGTGCGAACTTTTCAATTGATTCGCGTACAAATTCTTGCGCTCTCATCTTGAATAACCTTGGAACTTGGCCACTGGACTAATTTTATGAGTGTCTGCAGGTTCGTGACTGCCGCCTGGAGCGTGTTGTTTTATGGTGTGTCCCATTTTTTTTAACACCCGAGCAATTTTGTCATGTTCTTCTGGGGTATATGGGTTGTACAAAGCCATGTTGCTGACCCAACTATGTACATCAGCTTTTTCAAGATCGTCAGGATGCATGCCAGTAAGTAGCCCAACACGATAGGCATCGTAGCTACGACCATCGTAGAAAGTTTCTTTGTTGCCAGAAGTTATACTGCTGGGACTAGCATCAGCATGACTGTGTTCAAGCTTGCTTCTTGAACTTTCTGTTACAAATTCTTGAGCTCTCATCTTGCATAGCCCTTGAATCCTTTGACAGGGCTAACTCGATGCACATGTTCTGGTTCAAGACTTCTATGATCATCCACAATCGGCCCACCATCTGTAGGCACTGTGGCCATGGCCTGATGAATCATGTTGTGTTCTTGTTCAGTGTAAGGATGTATGGTGTTGTATTTTTCGTACCAAGAACTAGAATCTACTCCAGGAATCTTTTTCTTATCTTTGCCGTCGGCACATGCTGCAGCCATCATGAGTCGATTCATGTGATAGATACGATCGTACCCGCCGGGATCACGAGCCAAATGCACACCTTTTTGCACCTGAGCATGATCTGGATGCATCTTGGCTTTGGGCCGGGCACTAAATCCTTCTTGGATAAATTCACTTGCTCTCATGATTAGAATCCTGCAGTGGCTGAACTTGCTGTGCCTAATTCACTTGCAGTAAATCCAGAGCCAGTGATAGTTAATTTGTTTCCTGCACCCACGTAAATCTGTTGGCGACTGTTGGCCGCCACTTGCGGTGCAGAACTGTACAGATTACCCGGTGCTGGCAAAGCTAACACAAATTGATTGTAACTGCTAGCATTACCTATGTTGGCTGTAGCATTGGCACTCAGCGTGAGTGCAGTAATGGCTGAATTAGCGGCCAGTGTAACTGATGACACAGTGGTGTTGGCTGCGATACCAATACCTGTGATTGCTGCTCCAACAACATTGGCTGCAGTAAACAGTGTGGTGTTAAGAGTAGCACTGCCATTCACAGTGTAGCCGCCAAACGTTATTGGTTCAGCCACATTAAGCACATAAACATTGTAGTTTACATTACCAGTGGTAACAATTTCACATTTGTCTGTGTACCATACTGCATTTGACACCGAAGTGTATACGTTTGCCATTTTATTTTCCTTTGTTTACCACGCACGGCATGACCAATATCTGGCTTTTAGTCGCGATCCTGGGTTCTCACAATGATGTCTTGCTCTAAAACTTTTCCTACGTCCCGGAATGGATTTTTTGATTCGCATGTTGGGATCGCCAAAATTGACTTTTTTGATGTTGCCTGTCTTGGGATCTTTCACATACACTTTAGATTTCTTTACATCGCCTTTCATGGGTTTACCCAATGGCACTTTGCGTCCGTGATATTCTGCTTCGTCCATTTCGTCTTCGCCCATGGATCCACCATAGCCCATGGTTTCCAACGCAACATCTTCAGTCAAGTCTTCTAAGGGATCCACGAGTTGTTGCCATTCAGCCAACACAGTGATAATAGAGTCATTGGCAGCCAACAGTATGCCATCTTCAGTTGATTCAAGAATGTAAGTTTCAACCAGGGTACCGTCAGCCAATTCAAACGCAAAGTCATCACCAGCGGCCGGAGTGTCTATCCATTGTTCACTTTCAGAGATGTATTCGCGTAATGATTTCATGATGCTTTGTATGTGTTGAATAATTTAAACAAACTACGTTCAATTTGAACATTTTCTTCCATGGTGCTCATGCGCTGACGTTGTCCAGCTATCACAGGTGTGGTTGTTTGACCAGTTGATTTGGGACCATTTAATCCGCCTGAATACTGCATGGCATTAGGACTTGATTCTGGATTGGTTGGCCAATCAGGAGCATTTTCTGCCACGTTTTCATCGCAACCACATGGGGCTGATCCGCAGGTTGGACAAGACTCTTCTGGTTGTTTATGCATACCAGCCAATCGCAACAATTGTGTTAGATTTTCAGCTTCTTCACCTTCGGCACTGACCGTGATACTCTTGTGTGGTTGCCCGTCATCGCCTTGTGTCATGTTTACACTGACATTCATACCTTCTGTGATCATGCGCTCAACTTGACTGTTGATACCTTCATATACACCTTTGCCAAAACTCATGCCGCCAGTTTTGGCTTTGCCATTTGTACTTGCAGTCGCTACACTACCAGAACTGGTAGTTTCTTTGACTTTTTTATGTTTTTCATCATACTCAATATCTTTGGTGACTTTGCGTCCGGCTCGTTCGGCTTTGTTGTCATCTTTGCCTTTGTGGCCCATGTCATATTCAAGATCTTTGGTTACCTTACGGCCGGCTTTTTCAGCATGTTGATCACGTTTGTCTGTGCCTTCTTCTTCAACATGTTTAGGCAGGCCTTTTTCTTTGGTGGCTGCAAATTTATGCAATTCGCCTTTTGCCATTTTGGCCATTTCTTTAGATGCTCCACGTAGTTTGCTCTGGGGTATTTCACCTTTTTGAGCAGCATGTGCAATACCGGCAGCTCTGCGTTGAGCCTTACTTACTGCACGTTCTCCCATGGTAATGCCTTCTTCACCAGTTTCATCTTCCACATCACGCTCATGTTGAGTTTGCATGTATTCTGAAGCCGACATTATCATGCCTTTGACCTGTGCCAGTTTATCTTCTACCCATTCTGGTAAGTTTTCGTTATCACCAAGAATTTTTTCTAATCTTGTGGCTTCTCTGCGAATGGTATGCAGATTGTCTTTGACCATGTCGCCTTCGCGATCATATTCGCCGCGATCTTCAAGATCGTCTTCGCCTTCTTTGACTTTACGACCACCTTTGTGTTTCCATGCCTTACCAGTCACACGCTCTGCTTTTTTCTCTGGTCCTTTGGGACGTCCGCGGCCTCTTGGTGCATCATCAGATTTTTTATCATCATCATCGTGATCATGTGACTTAGCATGGTGGCGCAAGCCTGTGGCAGTTTTTTCAATTTCGCCACCAGTTGAACTGCGTTTGCGCTCACCAGTTTTCATACCTGAGGTGCTATGAGCACGATGTTTGACATCTTTCATCATGTCATCCCAGCTTTCATCCATCTCACCTGAATGTTTTTTCTTGATGTTACCAACTGCTGACCTCATGGCATCTGCTGCCACATCGCCCAACATTTCGTCAACTTCTTTTTTGGCACCAGCAATTTTGTCAGCAAATGTAACTTTGTTTCGGGGAGGTGCAAGTTTGGCAAATTTCTTTAATTGAGGTGCACTTAGTTTTTCTTCAAGCCCCATAGGATCAGCTTCATACATTGCAGATTCATCATACTTGTCGTATTTGTTACGAACTTTGTCTAAGTCTCGACCTTCACGCCCAGCTTTGGCAAGAGCTTTCATACCCTCTTTGCCATATTTCATCATACCTTTGGCGGCACGACTCATACCTTCTTCTTTGACAGGATATGTCTCACCGCCTACTTTGATTTTTTCGCCAGGCTGAATGCCATCAGCTTTGGCATCACGTACTGCTTTTCCAAAAGCATTACCTTCGTCGGTCATATCTTCTTTTTTCAACCCTCTTAGTGTTTTGGCTAACACAGCCTGTTTTTTCAGAGTAGGATTCGAACTGTGAGTTGCTTTAGCCAGTTTGCCGGCAGGAATTTTTTCGCCTTGTGGCACATGCAATGCCTTGTGTAGATCACCTTTGTGAGCAGGGTTTACAGCTTTCTGTATCCACTTTTCACCTTTTTCATTGATAGGACTGTAATCCTCATTGAGTTGCCCAGCTTCAGGTTTGGCACGAATGCCATCAAGTTTTTTGTTTAGATCGTAGAAAAAATTGTCCATCTCATTATCCTCTTGGTTGTGCGCCAGTAGCTGGCTTGGCGGGTCGCTTCATTGTGCTCATTGGGCTTTTGACACCTTGTGGCAAATCATTTGTGGTAGTTGCCTTGGGAGTTTTACCGCCGGCTACAGTAAAATCACTGCGGTAAGCATTTTTCAATACTGCATGATTGTTGTATTCAGTAGCATAGTCTTTATACAAGGCTTTTTGTTGTTTATCTGGAGCAGGATAATCTGTGTCTGTCAACAAGTTTTTGTTTTCAGCTTCAATTTTTTCACGTTCCAGATCCATACTGTCTTCATGTGCCGCAGTCAACATGATCACACGATTGGGATCAAATCCTAAAATTTGTGCAAGCTGTTTGATCTGAGGTTCAATGGCAGGATATCTGAGTTCTACGTCAACTGAAGTCACACTGTCGTTTGCAAACGCAGGAAAATCTGCAGGTTTGAGTTGTACCGGTGTTGTTTTTGGTGCAGAAATTCTAACAATATCAAACTGTTGCATTTTTTCTTCTAGATTTTTCAAGAAGTCAGGTGGGGTTTCACCCAGCATTTTGATGCGATAGTGATACGTTCTTTGACTTTCCGCTAGATATTCTTTGAACTGTTTCATAATATTTCCCTATATGATATTTATGCGTCTTTGATCTTTTGGTCTCTATTGCCGATCAGCCGTTCCAGCAAGTCGTTGCGGCTGAGTATTTGTCCGTGTGCAGTTTCCACAGGTGTTTCTTCTTCCCGGCCTTGATCCATCTTTGCTTTTTTAAGTTGTAGATCAATCATTTTTAATTTTTTGTTTAGTTTGGCAGTTTTAGCAGTCAGTGCATGCCCCAACATTTGACTGGCCACTGCAAATATTTCTGCGGAATATCTTGAATCTACATTGAATCCTAGATCCATTAAGTTATCAAATGTGTCTGTGGCCTTGGTAGCCAATGCATCCATTTCTTCGTCCGACGCATCAAGATTGCGTACCGCAGGCAGTGCAGCATCAATTTTGTCTATGGTGTTGTCTATGTCTGTTATAGCTGATTGAGTTTGTTCAACAGTGGCAGTTTCTTCAGGTGTTTGTCCTGAGGAAGGTAAGTCAAAAAGTTCTTCAAGTTTTCTCATACCCATATTTACCGTGGGCAATCAACCTTATCTTTTCTTGCCGCCTTGATGAAACATGTCGTCTTCGGTAATCACACGGAACACAAGCCCATTGCGTCTGCACCACTTGGTGGCCTGATCCCATTTGGCATAGTTGACTGCCACAACTGCACGGTCTCTGGCATTGGCTTTGCTTTCCAATATGCTTTGTTTTTTGGGTTTTATTTCAATTACCTCAGCTTTCATTATATTATCTTTGGTGCGATAAGTTATCAAAAAGTCAGGAATGTAAATGCTTTGCTTGCCGGTAATAGGATTACGATAAGGAATTGATATACTTTCGCTGGCCCATTGCAATATGTTATCATTGGTGTCAAGAAAATGCATAAAACTCATTTCCCAACCTGAACGAAATCGTGGTGTGTTTTTGCCCACATACTTGTCAGGATTTTGAACTTGGTAAGTGCCTTGACGGTAATTGGCCATGATAGTTAAGCTTGAATATTTCTGGCCACGTAGTAGTTAGGGATGCTGGGCACATTCACACCCAACAAGGTAGCGGGACTTCTCAGACCGTTGAGATAGTAAGTCAGTGTCAGTGTCAACTGGGGCTGACTTTGTCCTTGTATTTGTTGCAACAGTGTGAGCACAGGTATTTTTGATTGTGCTGCAATTCTGAATAGTGTTACTGTAAAATTACCAGCTGCATCAGTGGTCCCAAACACACTACGAAAATAACTGTTGACCACATCGTATTCATCTGCCGGCACATTTTGTGAAAAACTATAAAAACTATCAAACACACGCACTGATAGATCAGTGTTGGTATTTATTGCATTAACTGATCCCATGATTAACCTGCTCCTCCTGCTCCGCCAGGCCCACCAGGATTGGCAGGATCAATGGTTAAATTTGTTGTTCCGCCAAACTGATCAGTGACCGGCAGTGGAGGCCCTGGAAAAAATGCTCCGCCACCTGAGTTTTGTATCTGTTGAATTTGTCCTGGTAAACTACCTTGTAATGTGCTTTGTGAATTATCGTATGTGGTAGTTGATACTAAACTAGGATACGGTTGATAAGTGTTGATGTTGACTCCTGCAGCCTGTACTGCACCTGACACATTTTGTAAACCATTGAATCCAGATGTCATTGCCTGTAAATCTTGAATATCGCCTGTGGTAGCAACAATACCGCCTTGTGCAAACACAGTATTGGTAGTACCTGCTCTTGTGATATCGCTAGGTTCAATGTCGTAATTTCCAGGATTAGCAAAAGTTGGAATTGTTTCACTTGGAGTTTGCCCTCCAATGGCTCCAGAGTAGTACTTGACAGTTTCATAACGTATGGTCATGGTGTGTTGCACTGTTCCGTTACCTTGACTGTAATCATATGTATCATGTTGCCATCCAGTTATTATTGGATTGATCAGTGTATACTGTGCAAATTGTTTGTTGGCCATTCCGTAGATAGTTATATCGTTAAAGAACGGAGGCTTGCTGCCAGTGGTATTGGCAGTGGTTTGACTAGAGTTATTGTAAGTTTCACCAATGTATCCCCAATCGCTAACTACTCTGGAAGCATTGTATATGTCGTTGGTATTGTACCCAAACCCATTGCCTATTGTGGCCGATTGTCCAGAAGTTCCTGGTAGATTTGGTGTGTTGTTGTAGCCTTGTGTTGGGTCCGCATAGTAATAACTGTAGTAGTTGTACCACATAGTGCGTATCAAATCACTGGTATCATCATGAAAGGTCAATGATACTGGTTCATAATTGATTTTGGTTTGCACAAGACGTTTACGATTGTATTGATTCATCACCTCAACATCAAACTGATAGTTGGGCAACTGTGCTGTCTTGACTAACACACTGACACTGTCTAAATTACCATCACTGAATAAATTTCTCAGTGCAGGTATACCAGCTGTATTGATATTGAATTGCACATGGAATAGATATTTGACCCTGGGCGCCAAGGCATAGTTGTCAGTTCTAAAAACCTTAGAAGCGTGACGATAGTCTTTTAAGAAGCCGTAGTTACCTGTGACTCCTTCAACAAAACCTTTAAGCAGGTCTTGAGCAAAACCTGCCATAGATTAGCCGCCGATGCTGGTTGCTACATCGCCCAGAGTTCTACCAACAAACAAGCCAACACCACCACCACCTTGTGTGCCTTGGATTGCATTGTCAAATCTAATTGTCATTGAAATAGTTGCAGCTTCGTTGGTACCGTAGTTAAAATCGTTGTAGTTGACGCCTTGTAGATAGCATCCTAGCAGACTCCAGGATTCAAGTGGTACAGGAGCATTTGCACCGTTGCCACCATCCAGCACTTCAAAGTAGGTCAAGAACTTGTAGTCAATACCAGATGCTGCAGAACTCATTTCTGCAAAATCCAATTGTTTCTGCAGTTGCTCGCCAATGAGTTTGCTGACTTGGCCATCTGCACTGTCGCGAACGTTGCATGTGACATCTGCCCAGGAATATTTTCCAGCCAGTTTGATAGTGCTGTTGTACACTGGCAAATCAATATTTTCAAAAGTAACATTGGGTCTTGTAAAATCTACCACTTGTTTGGTAATATCTGTTACTGTGCCGCTGACTCCAAGATTCTGAAATGAGACTCTAAATCTATATTTCAGTTTGGGCATTATCAAGCCCTGTGTTGGACTGCTCTGATCGTTGGCCAGAGGCACTGTCATTTTTGTTAGTGATGATGTAGCCATTTGTGTTCTATCTCCTGATACGTTTATTTATGGTAAAAAGGTCGGGTAATTTTTACCCGACTTTCTTAGGCTGTTGTTTGTGCAGCAATGGTTCCTGTGTTCTGTATACGCAATGGTATATAGATGAATTCGATTGCTTTGACTGGTTCAATTGCAATATCTACATATAACTCATTGGCATCAATTGTAGCAGGAGTGTTGTTAGAAAGATCACAAACAACCAAATAATCATAGATACCACGCTTGTTTACAAGATCAATCATCAAGCTAGTCACTGAGTTAGTAATCTGTGAACGAGTAATTGCATCGTTGGGTTCAAACAAATAGTTATTACCAATTTGTTGTAGTCTACCACGCAAATATGCCACTAAACGTGCAACGTTGATACGATCTAGTGCAGTTGCAGTGCCTTGCAACGTATGATTACCAAAGTTGGTAATACCCACGCCAGGAATAAATGTAATAGGATTAATATCGTGTTGATACAATATGTCACGTAATCCTTGATTTATTGTGTCGCGAGTGTATGTACCAGTAGTCGCATCAATATATCCTAAACTAAAAGCATTGTCTACGACACCACGACGTGTGCCAGCAGGTGCCAGCCAAGGATAGCTCACACTGTCACTGCGAATAATTGTACGTACCATCATGTGGCTCGGCGGTTGTACCACTGTATTACCGCTTAGATCGCTTGTTTGGCAACTGGGATAGAATGTGGCAGAGTATGAACTATTGGTCAACAATCCATCGCCGGTAACTACACCTAGTCCGCTATTGTTAGTAGACCATGTTACTACATCTGTAGGGCTCAAACGCAATGGCGTGTCTACTACCACAAACGCAGTATCATTTCTATCATCATTTAGTGCTACCATGTTAGGAGCCAATTCTGGATACTGAGGACATGCAATCAAATTAAACACATTTTGATTTTCACGTATTGTAGTGTTTGAATCAATCGCACTCTTTAGTGCAGCTACAATGATTTGACGTTGTGCTTGTCTTCCCATATAAGGAGATCCGTCAACACGCAATCCACTGGCAGTATTCCAGGTATTGTTATTGGTGATTTGACTCCAGTAAGCAGATACTGAAGAAGGAGTATGATTAGTACCAGCTTCCATACATACATATACTATGTTATCGTAAATCACACGATCGCCAATAGCATAGGCTGTAGTAGAACTCCAATTATAGGCTGGATACGCTCCAAGATTCCAAGCATCGTACTCAAATGATTTTACATTATATCCAGATCTTCGTAGATTAAACAACAATGTTCCTTGTGGATACAATGCAGGATTTGGTGCGTCAGGGTCAAGATAGTTGCTGGTCAACAAGCTAACAATGCTAGGTATTGGATCACTAACTGGGTCCGTTGTTCCGTTTGGTGCCCAACGTGCATCAGCAAATAAAATACCATTTTCTGTTGTATGGTCAGCATTGTTGATTGTCACCCATTGATCTTGACCGTTGACATTTTGCCAGCGATTTATCACTGGATAAAGTTCTAAGTCGCTGGTGTCTATCCATAAATCACCATACACCAATGGACTCATTGCAGTGTTATTCTGCGTAGTTGGTGCAGTAGGACTAATTTGTGGGCCAGTGGCATTAGTTGTAGAAAGAGGATAATTCCTTACATCATAGTCACAATTCTGATATCCTACCCATTGTCCTTCATACTGAATCATAATATCAGCTTGATCTACTGCACTATAATACCAATAACGTCCAGTGGCAGGATTTTGATCAGGTGCAACGTTACTAGCAGTGTATGTGAAAGTAGGCGACCCTACCCAGTTGCTAAGGATCAATGCTGACGAATTTACGTTGGCATATCTTACTCCAACGCAGTTTGTATTGAATCCTGCAGTGGTTAAAGGAGTTCCAGATGTATTTAACAATGCAATGTCACCGCCAAGTGTATGTGTGAATACCAAGGCCCCACTGCTATTAATACTACATGAAACATATGGTACTGCTGCAGCACTCACTGCTGCAACAAAGTCACTTGCAGCCGTTCCTGCAAGAGTTGCAGTATGACTGATTGTGTTAGCAGTTCCTGGTTGTGTTGCAGTTATAGTAAAAGAATTACCACTGGTAAATGGCCCTGGACTTGAATTATTAGCGGTAATAACAGTCGGTCCAGTTGTTAATCTTTCAAGAATTAAAAAACCAGATGTGCCGCCTTGGCTGCCATCTAATCCAGTATAATATGGATTAACTTCAGCATATGTAGTACCGGCTGGAATATTGGCTCCGCCACCTGATGGATCCAACCCGTACAGTGCATTGGCATCACCATAAAACACAGGGCAAGGTTGTGTCACAAATGTACCTAATGTACTATTATATTTTTTAATTATAATATTGGTACCTAAATTTACATTATTAATTTTTTGCCAAACAGAACCAGTGGGTTCAGGTTGACTTGCAGTGTCTCTCCAATTTGGAGCAGTGTAGTTAGGGCTTGCCAAATATGCAGGAGCATTATATGTGCCTGCAGTAATACCTAATGTAGCTAACGGTGTTCCTGTTCCGTTTGCAATTGTCACAGTCCCAGTCATAGACGCTGCACTGCTATTAGCATAAATTTGCAACTGATTGTTGATGTGTGCAGAGTAAACACCAGTGATGGCTGCTGAATTTATTTGAGCCGATACACTCGCAACCGTGGTTCCAGAGAATGTAATTGTGCTACCATTAATTACAATGCTATTGCCCACAGTTAACGTAGGGCCAGTAGCGGTTCCTTGCACAGTAGGCCATGCAGTCATCCATTCGTTGCTGCCTACCAACACCCAAGTGTTGTAGTAATCGCTAAGATCAGTTGCAGTGGTTTGGCTAGTGGTAGGTCCGCCACGTTTGTAGTAGCCAGGAAGGGTAGTACTGGTCGCAGTTATTGCATAGTTGCCAATACTGCCAAAACTTTGCAATGGCACAGTGGACATAGATTCAAGATCAGCAGTATTAGTTATAACTGTTGGAATTTGATTTGTAAATGCACCGGTAACTTGGTTCCATTCAAAAATTCCCCATTGACTATTGACTGTGTCCAACCAATATGTGCCGTTAGGTGGCGAACCAACAGGTCTAACCAAAGATGCAGTCAGTTGCGATAAATCAACATCAGCACGCTGAACATAACATTGATTAGTAACTCCTAATGCTGAATAAGCGGCCAATAATCCATATTCATTGAGTTCGTAGCCGTCAATTGGAGTTCCTGCTGCAGTGTTATAAAAGAACGGAACTCCGTATGTGCTCAACAAATCTCGTTGACTTGTAATCAAAAATGTTTCATTTGCAGTTGCAGCAGTAGTACCTACTGCTATACCTGTTCCTGCACCTGATACTTTATTTGACGCAGTGGCCAATAAAATAAATGGAACAGAATTGGTTGCAGCTGGTATATAATTGCTTTGATCAATTACTGTAACTTGTACGCCGGGTGATAGTAGAGCCATGTCAAAATCCTTTTTCAGTTACAGATATTTAGCAAGAATTAATAAAAGAACCCAAGATCACAACCCTACTTAGTAGGTTCAATAATAAATAATCAATGAGACCTATATGTCAAGCATGCAATCAGCGTGCCAGAGCTATTGCATATCACCGACCCAATGGGCAAATACAATATAGACGATTGTGTGAATATTGTATTAAAAGAAAACGAAAAATCCCTATACCAGTGGCAAGATGGAAATCCACCGGTTACAAGAAAAAATCCACATGTGATCAATGTGGATTCAGATCTAAATATTCAGCACAACTCTTAGTATATCATATAGACGGCAATTTGAACAACAACAGTTTACGTAATTTAAAAACTGTATGTTTAAATTGCACAGTAGAGATTACAAAGGCAGATTTGACTTGGCGCCCTGGAGATCTTGAACCAGATCGTTAACTTGTAAAAATAAATGATCCATAGTAGAGTTATTGTCTATTACTGCATCAAATTTAGTTCCAACCCAGCTATATTCACTAGGATGCACATGCAATTTTTCTAATAATCTGATTCCCAACGCCCATCTGTAATTGTTATGTGGGCCACAATTTACACTGACTGCTGCGTCATACCAATCAGGTTCAGATCCACGAACAACACGTACAACAATACCTCCTGCGTCTTTGATTGATTTAATCTCGTTAGGAAAACGACAGTCACTGATGACTATGTCATCTTTAGAGTTGCGTAGTTTATTTTCTAATGCAGCAATCCAAATATCATTATGGAATGCTTTTCGACAAACTTCTGTACCCCAATGTTGCAATATCCATCTTGGAGTAAGTTCGGGTATTGCTAATCTTTCTGCCCACCACACATCTACCTGTTCTCTCCATTCGCGGCTTTGACGTGTTCTTCCTTCTAGCATTTCTCTATCCCAATTAAAAACTGCACTAATTGAATCTTTAAGGGAATTGGCAAAACTTTCTCGCCTAAACTGATGTATATTAACAAGGTAATCAGCAATAGTGTCTTTACCTGCACCTATAAATCCGCATATACCTATAATCATATTTGCCTTTCTAAATTATGATATACATTTTTTTCTAAAATATCAGACCATTGAATTGTGTTGTCAGATAGTTCTAATATACCAGTGGATCTCAATGACATGTCATGTGTATATAGTAATTTACTAGCTATTACTACTTCCTTTGCAAATGTCATATTATATTTTGTTAACGATATGTTTTTATTTGATACTATGCAATCAATGATAAAATCAAGATCGTTAAAGAATTCAATGTTGTTACGATACAACCATGTGTGATATATCATCAGCCACTGATTCCATCTTGATTTATCAATTGATTTATTAATAAATTGAAAAATTTTCTGCATAATCTGTGGCAATTTAAAAAATGCATCTTGAAATTGCAATAATAATCTATTTTTACTTGTGTATTTTTTTTCTGTTAATAACTGGCCTCTCAAACAATCAGGATAGTATAAACTTAAAATTTCACGTTTGTTCCAGACCTCAATATCATTCAGTTTTTTATTTGTTTTTTTTTCCAGTATGTTGGCAAATTCAACTTGTGTTTTTTTTATTTTTTCATACTGCAAACAAAAAATTAAATCAATATCAGTTTCTGCAAAAACATAATCAATAAAATGAATATCAGAATAGTTGGCTACTATATCGTTGTGTACAGAACTGGTCTGATCAGCTGTCATTGAGTCTACATAGTAAAATGTATACAACCTGTTAGAATTATTTTTTTTAAGTATTGAAATTACTTTGTCTAGAGATTTTCTACTAGGATGTGTTTTCTGATGTAGATGTGATGTATTGTGTTGCAAAGGGTCATGTACAATTGCCTGTACAGTTTGATTTATTACATGTTCACGTGCGTCAGAATCTAAATTGATTACCAAATTATTTGTATTTCCTGACAGGTAGTGTAAACTCCAATCCAAAAAAGTTCCACCGCATCCACCAGGACCAAGAATACCTAAAATCATTAAATCAGTTCCTTGACTTTTAAATGTCTGAGTGTTTCTTGCAGAAGATTAATTTGTCTACGACAATCTTCAAGTGCATGATGACTAGTAGGAGGCTTTGGTAGGCCTGGCCACAATGCAAACACAGTGCGACTGTCGCGAACCGCATAAAACTGCCAAGGTATAGGCTTGTTATAACTTTTGTAGGCATGTTCCAATATGTTCATATCATAAGTTGGGCCTTGTGCCCATATTCTTTTGCTTTTCCATATTAGTTTACCCAGTTCATCCAAAGCTTGATCCAATGGAATACGATTATGCTCGTTAAATGCTTCGTTTCTGGCCGCATCTGGTTGAGTTGCCCACCAGTCAATCGTGCCTTGTTGAATACTACGAGTTTCTTGGCTTTCTAAAGTTACACGAGCATAATATTTTTGCTCGTAATAGCCTGTGCCCAAAGGATCAAAACTTTGAGCTGCTATAGTAAGAATAGTAGTGTCAGGACCAGTTCCTAGACCCTCAATATCAATCATTAAATCTGCCATATATGTATTGTAACACAGCAGCAATTAATAGTCTAGATATTTTTAGCCAATAACCCAGGTCAGTGGTTGCGATCCATCTGCATAATTCTTGAGATCATTGATACAAAATTCCATTATGGCTTTGCCTTCTGCTTTCATTGCAGTTCCGTTTAAGGTACTGCCTCCTTGAGGGCCAGCAATTGTTCCAAATTTTTCACGTGCTTCACCAATAATCATTTTACAATTGCCAACCATAAAATCACGAATCCATTGTGATATTTGTGGGTCAGTTAATAAATTAAATTCTGGTTTATAGTTATAAGTCCAAAGTAACACACTTTCGCCAGTTCCTTTAGGATCACGGATCAATTGTAATTTTTTAGTCACAGTATTAAATGTGTAATTCATGTATGCACCAAACATGCGTCCTGCCAATTCCACGTACTGACTGTAAAAATCATACGTGGCAAGACCGCCGGCTACATTAAAATTCATTAAGTATACATTCATACTGGCCTGACTAAATGGATCAAAATTTGATGCAAAGGGGCCAGTTGAATCGCCAAAAGTTCTGCGGAAAATTTGCCTCACAGTTTGAACTTCTTGGGGCAATGTGTAAATGTTTACATTTGTTACCAGCTCCATAAACGTATAGCTTTCTTCATAGGCATTTTCTGCTCGTTGCCGATAATTGCCTATTGTAGAACGATACGCAGTTTCATAATGTTCAGCATCTAGTTCAAGGTCAATTATGCCGTCACCTAATTGGTGACGTACATAGGTAAAAAGATCTTGTTTAAGTGTTTCTAGCGATGATTCAGATTGAATGCCCATTGGAACTCCAGTTCCATTTATTTATGGGTAATTTTAAAAGAATTAGTAGAATTTTTATTTTTGTTTAAGGCAAAAATTTTTTTGTTTTCAAAAGAGCTAGGACAAAACTTGCATTGCGGAATTACAGTGTCAATATTTTTTATAAAATTTTCACCTTGTTGATCAAAATTGTCAATAGATAATGGAGTATAAGAATTTAGTAGTACTCTATCTTGGTCAGATATAGCTAAAGTGTGTTGCTGATCAAATTCTGGCATAAGTGCCACTGGCCCACATTTATATAATTTTCCACGTACAAAATGATAGTTTTTATACTTGACCATGCCACATTCTGCATGTGCTAGGTCAGGATCACTGTCATGTAGTACAAATCTGTCAAATTTTTGTTGGATAGATGCGTTATAAAAACTATCTTGAATCCAGGCATGTATATGTAGGCCATTGCGATCTTTAAATGCGTAATCAGCACCCATTTTATCATTGCCAACAAGCTCAATTATTGGAGATTTCAAAAATTTTTGTATTTCATCCAAATAACGTTCGGTATCATTGGCATTGTGTATGCTTACCGCTATCCAATTGCCGCCATCGCGTCCATCTTGAACCAATGCATCATATAGCCCTGGCACTTGATTAAGTCGTGTACCATTCGTTACTATTTGTACTCCTCTATGCCATACACGATTAAGGCCACGAATCCAGTCACATATACTCGGGTTGATCAATGGTTCGCCGCCTAAAATTACCAACTGATCAATTTTAATTTTTTCTGCCCATCTAACATATATATCTTGATAATCTTGCCAATTTTGCCATCCTGTAAAATTATGGTTATTAAATCTGTTGCAGTTGTCACAGGAAAGATTACATACATTTGTTATATAAAATTCAGCTTTTGGTAGATATATTCTAGGATCGTCATCAAAAGGTATAAAAGACAGTCGGCGAGGTCCGTATAAATCTATCACGACGAAAAGACTCCGGTAGCATTTTGTTTTTTACTTGTTGCAATCAATTTATGATTTACAAATTTTGTAGGACAAAACTTACATTGCGGAATTACATTGTCTATATTATGTAAAAATTCAGTGCCTCTTTGATCAAACTCAGTGATAGTGAGAGGTTTATAACTGTTTAATAACAATCTGTCTTCGTCGGATATAGCTAAAGTGTGTTGCTGATCAAATTCTGGCATAAGTGCCACTGGCCCACATTTATATAATTTTCCACGTACAAAATGATAGTTTTTATACTTGACCATGCCACAAACATCATGAGCTTCTTTGGGCACATTGTTATGTAGTGTTAGTTGTCCTTGAAAGTTTGTATGTATGTTTGCGTTATAAAAACTGTCGTATACCCAAACATGAACATGTATTCCGTTACGATCTTCAAATGCGTAATCGGCACCCCAAGTGGCGGACCCGCCACTATCGTTTACTGCATCTTTGCCAACCCAGGTCCTAATAGGTCCTTGTAAAAATTTGTGTATTTCTTCAAAATATCTATCTAATTCGTCGGTGTTGTGAATACTGACTCCTATCCAATTTCCGCCACTGGCTCTGTACTCTGCAACAGCATCATAAAGTCCAGTGACTTGATTAAGTCGTGTACCATTGGTTAATATTTGAACTCGTTTTTTCCATATACGATTTAGTCCACGAATCCAGTCGCACACACTAGGATTCATCAATGGTTCTCCGCCTAGTATAGTTATTTTTTGTAAACGAATTTTTTCAGACCATGCTTGATAAACAAATTCATAGTCTTTCCAAAGTTGATGACCTTTGAAATTGTAGTTGTTATATCTATTACAATTGGTGCAGGCAATATTACATACGTTGGTTATGTAAACTTCAACGTTGGGCACATAGAGTCTAGGATCGTTGGGAGTATCGTCTGGCCATTGGATTTTTGGATCAATCATTGCCTATTTACCACACTCGAAGTATGATCAAATTCTCAGTGCCACGACCATTGAATGCCACTTCTGTAGCTTTGATATCTTTGTAGAATTTACGAGCCGCAGGCTTGCCCACTGCTCCTATTCCTTTGAGTTGTTCTGCAGGTTTGCGCAGAGTTTTTTGTTGAGTTTCCACAGTACTGAATCCAATGATACTGTTGTTTTTAATAGTAAATGTCTTACTGTAATCGTCGGCCACAACATGAATCAACTTGCGTTTTTTAGTGTCGTACAACCATGCTTCAGACTTTTCAATCAACTGACTGGGTTGCAAACTTTTGAGTTTGAGTTCAGCAAACTCGGCCAGGAACTTGAATTTGCTGGCTTGTTTTTCTGGACTGACTGCTTTTTTCTTGCGTGGTTTACGTTCAACTTTTTTAATTTGAATGTAAGCACCGCAGTCATTGATCACGGTCTCGCAAAACTTCAACACATTACGCAATTGAATTTTAGAGAGATGTCGATAGCCTTCTGTCAACTGTGAATCTTTTCCCTTAGCCACTTCTTCAAATTCTGCTTGGCGAGCTTTCCAAATTTCACTCAGAGTACTGATCATTTGTGGTGCTATGTTTAGTCCACGCATCAACACAATTGGTTTGAAGTCTGCTGACATCTTGGCACCAGATGCAACGAACTCGTCAAACATTCCGTCAAGTTCGCCGGCACACTCACTGACTTTTTCACGCAACCGGTCTTGGATAGTCATACGCGGAGTGTCGTCTACTATCACTTCTGTAATTTCTTGCTGTTTGCTTTGTAAGCATTCTTTCAACATATTATCAAGTTTGACTTGTTCATGCTCGTTGAGTTCTAAACCTACCATGCTCATACGGCACAACCACCCGGTGGTCAGTCTGATATTTGCATCACTCACACCACGGAGTAGTCGTACATCTGCTTTGCGTCCATGCAATTCCAAATAGTTCACAATCATTTCTCTAGCATCTTTTTTGCCGTAGAAATAATTGTACCAAGAAAATGCTTTACTAAGCGCACTTACACGTTCTTTAATAGGTTGAATTTTCCAAGTGGGTTCTGTACCCATGACATTGGTATCAGAGCTTTTGGGGTTTAGCAGTCGAATTGTAGGTTGTTTTACAGCATTCATGTTGGCTCCTTGAAATCAAAAGTTCTGACCCATTCAAAACGAGTGCTGGCAGGCACCCACTTAAAGTCGTGTTTGGCGCGATCTGCTTTGTCCACATCCGGAGTAACGCAGACCCATCCGCGGACTGGAGAAAAAGCCACACGATCGCGAACGCTGACAACTTGAACAATTTTACCGTTTATTTTAGCAACAGTCACAGTCATAGCATCTCCTTTCCAATAAGTGTATATTATAGCAAATTGAGTATTTGGAGTCAACCAGACATTAAACATGCAAACACAAGGTACTTTTCCAGGTGCTCAATTTGATCTGTAGCATTTAGTATTAGTTTTTCGTATCGTGCTGTTGTTTTATGCATACGGCGACATTCAACACTTTCACGACTAATTTCTTCAAAAATTGCCAACACTGTATTGTGCATTTTTACTAGGTCTCGTCGAGCCGTTTTATTTTTAAGATTGCTAATACGAATTTTGACATCATTAAGACGTTGTTCTAAATGCTCCATACAGTAATTATACTCAAAGTTGAGTTTGTTGTCAATCTGGTCCATAAATACAACACTATGCCACGCCTAAGTCTATACCGTCCCAATCGAACCAACGATTACCAATTTTTTGATAAAATCATCAAAGAAATGTTCACTGTGGGTGGACTTGACATTTATATTCACAAATATTTAGGTCCTATATTGGATCAAAGTGAAAATCCTGGTAACAACGATGCTACCTTACCAGTTTATACCAGCACCAGTCCATTGTTCATTGAAGACTTGTTGTTGTTAGAAAACAGAGATCGTGCCTACGACAATGATGTGTATGTGATGCGTGGAGTTTATCGTACACAAGATATTGATTTTGATTTGACGCAATTTGGTTTGTTTTTAAACAATGACACACTGTTTATAACATTTCACTACAATTATATGATTGATTCATTTGGGCGTAAACTCATGAGTGGCGATGTAATTGAAGTGCCTAACTTGATTGATTACTATCCACTTAATCCAGCTATACCAAAAGCATTGCCTAAGTATTATGTCATACAAGATGCTTCATATGCATCTGAAGGCTTTAGTCAAACTTGGTTGCCACATCTTTGGCGTGTGAAAGCCACACCCATGGTCAATGCACAAGAATTTCAACAGATTGTTAATCAACCGTTTATGCCTGAAAACATCTGGGACGATGGCAATTTTTATCCTGCCAACAGTGTGGTTAATTCTGGCGATAACTACTTCATGGCCAAACAAAACGTGCCCCCAGGTACTGATATATCCAACACTGACTACTGGACACCTATTCCTAATCCTACCACAGTGGGAGACCAAATGAGCACTCGCCCCAAAGATCTTGAACTCAACGATGCACTGTTGACCCAGGCTGAATCAGATGTGCCACTCAGCGGATACGATACCACATTGTTTTATGTGTTGCCAACTTATCCAGATGGGCAACCAGCCAGCACTGGTCTCAGCACTGATAATGCTGGATCACTGATTGGCAATCAACCTGGCGAGGGTGTAACACCCACAGGATTTGGCTATACCAATGGATATTTAACAGGTGATGATACAACACCAAACGGGTTGCCCGTAACCACAGGTGTTAGTTTTCCTCCGCATCCTGCCACAGGTGCTTATGTACTACGGTTGGATTACTATCCAAATCGGTTGTTTAGGTACAACGGCAAGGCCTGGATTGCTATACAAGACGGTGTGAGAACCAATCTCACACTTGGTCCCAATGACCCATTGGCACCTATTGATGGAAGTCAACGAGCCAGTTTTATAAACAATACATACACTGTGAATACTGCAGATTTAGGCAATATCCCAAGTCGCCAGAGTCTCAGCGAAGCACTCAGACCATTGGCCGACAATGGCGATCAGGGTGGCAATTTGCCACCCAATCCAAGACCACCCGGAAGGTAATAAATGGCTGTATCTTTCTTTTATGACGAACAAATACGAAGATTTTTGTTGCAGTTCGCCAGAATATTTTCCAACTTTCAAGTTGAATATGGCCGTAACGAAATGGGCAAAAATGACACCCTGATTCGTGTACCTGTACGTTACGGAGATTCAAGTCGTCAAGCTCAAACTGTGATTCAACAAAACTCAGCCAATGAACTGACTAGCACTCCATTGATGACATTTTACATTACAGATTTAAAGTACGATCGTCCCAGAATACAAGATCCCACTTTTGTTGGCACCATACAGGTCAGACAAAGAACTTACGATTCTATGACTGACACCTATGAACAAACGCAAGGCAATGCATTTACCATTGACAGACTGATGCCAGTGCCTTTTGAGTGTACAATAAAGTTGGATATTTGGACTTCTAATACCAATCAAAAAATGCAATTGCTAGAACAAATTCTAGTGTTGTTTAATCCCAGTTTAGAAATACAAAGTACTGATAACTACATAGACTGGACAAGTTTGACTGTGTTGTATCTTGACGATGTCAATTGGTCCAGTCGTACTATTCCGGTGGGTACAGAAAATCCCATAGATATTTGCACGCTGACATTTAAATTACCTATGTGGATCAGCTCGCCAGCCAAGGTCAAAAAATTAGGTGTGGTTGAGCGTATTATAATGAGTGTGTTTGATGCTGACGGAGACATCAACAATGCAGTATTAGATAACGATTTGTTGTTAGGCACTCGTCAACAGATCACTCCTTGGGCGTACCAAGTGTTGTTGCTGGACGGTAAACTGCAAGCATTGGCACAAAATCAAGTGATAAACGAGCCTAACACAAATTTAACACCTCCTGATAATCCGCCTAGCAATTTGTTGTGGCATGACATTGTAAATCAATACGGAAATCTAAGGCCTGGCATCAGTTATGTCACACTAGAACAACCAGATGGCACTGACGTTATGGGTACCGTGGCATATGATCCTACCGATGACAGATTTTTGTTGTTTACAGTAAACACTGCCACGACACCTGCTAATACATTAGCACCACTGACTGCAGTTATAAATCCATTGGCCAGTGGGCCAGGCGCAGGATTAATCCCTGCCTCACAGGGACAACGTTACTTGTTTACTGAAGATACTGGTAGTTGGGACGGTACAAGTCCTACAGCGTGGCAAGGACAAAATGGTGAACCTTTGGTGGCACATGCTAATGACATTGTGGAATACAACGGGGAGAGATGGGCAGTATCATTTGATAGTACATCAAGCCCTAATAACATACAATATGTTACAAATATAACCACAGAAATACAGTACCAATGGACTGGTACCACATGGGTTAAAAGTTATCAAGGACTTTACAAGGGAGGCGAATGGAGTCTTGTACTGTGACTGCAGTGGGTGTATGGTTTTACGCAGTTGACACAGGTCGTTATCTTTATTTGCTGCGTAATGATGCAAAAAATCCTGGAACATGGGGATTACCTGGCGGTAAAGTTGAAGTAAATGAAACGCTAATAGAGTGTATTACTCGAGAATGTCAAGAAGAACTTGGTGCAATGCCTGACTATCTAAGATTAGTACCTTTAGAAAAATTTACCACTGCAGACGGTAAATTTGCTTATCATACGTTTTTTTGTAGTATTTCAACTGAATTCCGGCCTGATCTAAATGACGAACATGTGGGATGGGCGTGGATCTCTTCTGGAAATCTTCCGCGACCGTTGCATCCTGGACTATGGTCAACAGTCAATATTGAATCTGTACAAGACAAAATTTTGACCATGGAGCAACAAGTTCAGATATCGCAGTAGCCAATAAAATCTCCATAGGTAAGATGTTCAGCATTGGCTGCTTCCATCCAGATGTCAGGCATGTTGGCTTTTTCACCTACCAAATAAAATTTTACGCCTGCATAGGTATCCATGACTTGCCTGACTTGATTAAACCACGATGGTTGATTCACAGGAGTTTCAATATTATATCCAAGTAAAAATATCTCTTGATGTCCATCAAATGCCGCGAGATAAAGTATGGCTGCTATCTCTATTAATCTGGGGGCCAAAGGAATCAAATAAAATTCTCCAGGTATATCTATACAATTTCTAGGATTAGTGTACACAATATTATTTTCTTGGTACTTGGTCAATATGATTTCTTTAAGTTTGGCTTGATCAAATTCTACAGCAAAATCCAATCGCATTTCTTGAGTAATATTGCCAACACCGTAGGTCTGTACCTTTTTTGATCCTAACAAACCTCCTCGATGCCGTTGTAATTTAGTGTAATCAAATCTGAATTGATCAAAAGAGCTGCCAATGCAAACTGCTCGGCCAGATATATGTTGATTTTGAATGGGATTTTCGATCCATTCTCTTTTTTCAATTTTTTTACCGCCTACCCAGCGACTTTCTAATATAATAAATTCTCCGGCGTAGTCTTGACGATATCTTGCTTGCATTATGTTCTGCCAACTGCAACTTCAATAATACCTATTTCTGCTGAGTTCCATTCTTCCAGTGCTTTGCCAATTATACAACCAGGTTGATATTGAGCCATATCAAGTGGGCTAGCAACACCATCAATTGGGCTGGCCACTAGTCTGTCGCCTTTGTGTATGATTCCTACTACCTTACAAGGAACTCTGCCAGTCAGTGCCACTGCAGCAGTGTATTCTCCATTTAGTGTTGAATTCATTAGGTAAGCGGGTTGCGTGCTAATTATGCCAGCAACTTGTGTGTTGTGACTTCCAGAGCTAATAGTAATTTCTTGTATACCTCCAAAACTGACCACAGTTCCAGGTTGATATTCTGCATCTGCGGTATAAACTTCTGCCAAGTCAGCATACTGTGCAGTGGTTGCTTTGGCAAACACAGTGTTAAATGTTGCGCCGCTTGCACCAATATTGCCGCTGCCATTGGTTCCTCCATTGGATATGGCAGTGCCATTATTTGAACTATTTACAGTCAATGTACCTGATGTTGTCAAACTACTGCCAACAGTGGTGATATTGGACTGTGTGGACCCTGAAACTTGAGCCACATAGCCGGATGTAGTTTGATAATTACTAGGATTGGTAGAATTGTATGGAGTAAATCCTAGTGCAGTGGTCACATTACTACTGGTAAGTCCTGTGACATAGGTAGCAGTGGTGGCGTTGGGCACTGTACCGGTGACATTGGCACCCGGTATAGATGTTAGCCCAGAGCCTGATCCTGAGAATGACGATCCTGTCACAGTGCCTGTTACGCTAACTGAACTACCAGTCATTACTCCACCAACTACACTGGCAGCAGTTACTGTGCCTGTAATACTAACAGTAGTTCCGTTGTGAACTGCACCTGTATTACCAATAGTGGCTGCATTAACAGTGGCTGCATACACAGTACCTGTACCACTCACAACACCAGTGCCATATATGACATTGCCACCTGTGACATTGCCACTTGCGCTATAACTTCCAGCGGTACTTGCACCTGATCCAATTGATATATTGCCACCAGTGATATTACCTGCAACACTAATTGTGTTGGATGATATTAATACACCAGTAGCAATTACATTGCCACCTGTGACATTGCCTGTTGCACTTACAGTAGAGCCAATTAAACTGGCACTTGCATTACCAATAGTGGCTGCATTTACAGTGGCTGCATACACAGTGCCTGTACCTGATACC